AGTAAGCTAGTTTAACAACGTTCTTAACTTGACCGCGGTTGAAACCAGCAGGTGAGAACCATGGGTCAGCAACAAAGTCTGTACGAACTGCAACACCGGCAGTATCACCGTTTAAGGGGATATAGCGATAGACGTCATTGTAGCGATCGTATTGATATTTGTAACCAGAATCCAACACCGCATATGAGCTAGATGTCAAAGTCTCGCGGAATGCAACGATATCGGTAGCTTCTGAGCCTGCGTTATTAACTACATCAGCCAGTTCAGGTGAAGCAAAAACAATAACGTCTTTTCTTACTTCGGCAATACTAGAGATAGCATAGTTAACTACGGTAGATGAAGCAGCACCTAATGGAAGCAACGAAATATCAAATGCTTCATCGTTAGCAAACAAGGCCAAAGCACTTGTAATGTTTCCATCAGTTGGAGCATCAGCTGAAACACCACCTGATAAAGATATTGTAACGTTAGATGTCAGATTAGCAAACAAGGATGCATTAGCTGCATTACCCCAGGCTGTACCTGTTGCAGTAACGTTGGCAGTATGATCCATCCAGTAAATGTATTCTGATTGAGTATTCACCACATCTTTATAGAATGCAGATGTACCATCGGCTCTCTTACCATCAGAGGCTTTAGAGGCGAAAGCAAATTTCTCTACCACAGTACCTGCTGTACCTGAGAACAAACCGTCTTCATCAATAACAGCAATGTGAAGTTCATCATGTGAACCACCCAAGTTGCTTACATATGCAGACGTGCCAGGGGCAGCATCAAAGTTAGCAGAATAAGTCCATGTAGAAAAGACATTACCGTCAGCTATTGACACTTTTAATGAGTTACCCAATGCACCTGGGTACTTAGCAGCCCACTCACCCACGGTACCTTCACCGGCGGAATAAGATGCATCGTAGTGGTCTTCGTTTCTAATAATAACTGCAGTAGCTGCAGCGTTTGATTTTGCGTTCCTTGCAGTAGCTTGATTTACAACGCGGATTACTTGTAGGTTATTACCGTAAGACAAGAAATTGGCTGCTGTAAAGAAAGATTGGAATGTATCGCTGTTAGGCTTACCAAATCTAGTTACAAGAGCGTTTTCCGAATCTACCGTGGTAACAACACCAACAGGACCCCATGCAAATGCGCCAGCAAAGCCGCCGGCTGTTGTAGCAACGGCAGGAACGACCGAGGTAAGGTCCTGCTCCGTTACCAGAACGCCTGGTGATAGCTGAAATGCCATATTTTTTTCTCCTTATAATGTTATTCTGTCATAACAAATTTTATACCAGTATATTTATAAATACTGAACTTTGACTATTACCAGCTACGTTCTTTAATAAAATCCGAATAGTCTTTTTGATATTTGTCACTTAACCAAATATCTCCATCTACCACTTCAACATCTGGTTCTGTTGACTGTCCGTTGTCTATAAATCCAAATGGGGTTAGTTCGTCTTCTATATTCTTCATCTGCGAACTATAGAGAGCTTGTCTATTGTTCGCATTCATTAGATCTTTAAACATAGGGTCATTTGTGGCCCATGCAAAAAGAACTAACGTCATTGTTAAGTCGTCGTTATAGCCTTCATCAGCTTGAAACACGCCATTGTGTTCAATGAATGTAGAAAATTCCGATATAATGTCTCTATCAAATACAAGTAGTTTATTTTCTTCTACCAAAGATTTTAAAGTTGCACATCCTATGCGCTTAACTTGTTTTGTTGTTCTTACACCTAGAATAGAACTTCTTCCAGAACTAGATAGAACTTGACCGTATCTGGCATCGGATCCGACCCAGATCATGTTCTCATACTCAAGGTCATTATGAATAATATCGGCAACTTGTTGACCAATATCATTAATCTCAACCAATACATATGCACTGTTATAATCCTTGGATACCTTATGAATTACAGTAGGGTATAGAAGAGGACTAATCTTGTTGTTTCTATATTTAGCTACAACTTTATAGGGGTATTCTGTAGTATCGATAACTGTAAAGGCAGAGTAATCCCCACCAATACCTCTCGATGTATCAACGGTTGTAAAGTATACATGTCCCGGTACTGGGTACTCTAAAATATCTAACCCATCCTTTTCGTGCATAAAGGGTATAGGGGACATCCTAGCAATTGTATCAGGAGCGATTAATGTATTAGATGAACCAAGGAATGCACATAACACTTCTTGGTTAAATTTAAGTTCACCTAGAACAGATTTCTGTTCGGCAGCCCACTTCTCGTCTCTACCTGGTATCTTCCAATAAGGTATTTGTAATGCAACAAAACCATTACGACCTTCTTGAGCATCATTCCAATACTTCCAAAAATGATTATAACCTAGAGGTGTAGAAGTTAGCAACACCTTTGTGGTTTCTCCAGCCATAATGGTTGGATATGTCGATGTAAAGAACTCTTCAGCCACATTGTTAGGAATGATGGCTGCCTCGTCAATGTATAACCAGTTAACCGATTTACCTCGAATACCAGATGTTGAGGTAGCAGATGTGAATACCTTTGAACCATTCTCTAGTTCAACGTCACCCTTGTTCCAGGTTTTAATTCCTTGCTGCATCCACAGAGGTAAATTCTCGTACATAATTTGGTAACGAGACAATACTTCTCTGGCCGCAGTTGACTTGTTAGCTAGAATAGCAACAGTCTTATTAGAATTAAAAATAGTGTAATGAAGAATACAGGCAGCCGATGTAATAGTCTTGCCTTGTTGTCGTCCTTCCATCAGAATAACTTTTCTGTTATTCATAATGACATCTACTTTTTCTCTCTGACAGTCGTATAAACTGAATAGAATCAAGCCTCTATCTAATGAGACAATATAGCAATAGTTTTCAATAAAGTATATTGGATCCTCTTTGCACTTCATTAACTCCTTTACCTGCTCGGAGGTAAACTGCATCTCAAAGCCAGCAGGCTTGAGTAAGTCATTACCATTATAACTATTATTTTCCATTAATCATCTTCATAAGATCAGAAGTAGACCCGGCAAATACAATATTATTCTGCTGTTTAATATTTTCGTTTTTACCGCTTGCTTTATCAATATCTTTTTTAGTTTTATGAAGCCCAATAAGTTCTTTTGTAATAGCAGTTTGAGCAGATATTAATTGCCCCGCTACTTCAAATGCTCTTGGATTCTCAGAGTTCTTTGCAATATGAACCAGTTCAGTCATAACATCTTCGTTTTTATTAATTAAACCACGAAGTGTATTGCGTGCTAATTGAAAGTCATCTTCCTGATCTAACTCAGAAGGATTATACTCAACCGGCATACTGGTTGGGATAGTTAAATCAACCGATGTATCAACATTAAATACATCGTTAATTTTATTAAGTGATTTCATCAAAAGTCCTCGAACGTATCTGTAATACCAATTGTATCCCCTGGAACGGCTGAATCAGGGGTAACTGTTGCGGTGTATGAGGATTGTTTATTAGTTAGTGCAGGATCTGAGAATGTATTAACGTTTGTAGTTCGGATAATGCCCTGTCTGTTAATAGGACCGTAAAAGTTAAGTTTCATTGTAAAGTTAAGAGTCCAGATAATAGCTCTTCTTTGAGTGAAGTCACCCTCATACTCATCTTCGTAAGTTATATTATCTAAAATAACTGGTAAGTCGTTCTTAATACCCATTGCAGGGATTGCATTAAGAGTCAGGTTATAGTCTGGATTAAAGTAAGGTAAAATCTGTTCAATGATCTGTAATCCATCATCTTGGTTCTTTGTATACACATACAAAGTCATAGCTATGTTATAAGGAGTTGGAGCGTACTGAGCGTTTAATGAAGTAGTAGATGTTCCATTAAGTGCTCTATTTTGCTGTACCAGGCTTACTCTTCTGGCTGGATCGTAAGACAAACTTATCATCTCAAACCCAAGCCTCGGTAAGAAAGTCTGAAAATTTTGTTCAAACGAGTTGGGTTGAGCAGCAATTCTAGCTAAGAACTTCTGTTTAGGAGAATAAGATAAAGGCACACGGAGAGTCTGAGTAATTCCACCTGTAGAGTTTAATCTATCTATGTGGATGTTGTTAAACATATTACCAAAAGCCACAATTGACTTTCGTACTGTACCGTGATAAAATTTATCAAACATTTATTTCTCCGAATGGGTTTCTTTCAGAGAAGTCCAATACAGAAATCTCACCCCTAAAGTCTTCATTATCAACGTTAGGGAATATTGTACTTAAGTTATAAGATTGAAGAATAATTCCGGCTGGGTTATATTCTTGTAGTAACGCTCTGTCACCACTTTCAAGTAGTAAGTTAAATGCATTAATGTCAGCAGATCTACCAGAAGCAATACCATCAATCTCCGATACCCCAGTATCAAAGACCTCAGAAGAGTACTGCATCAACTCACATTGGAGTTTATAGACATAAA